AGATACAGAGGTGAGAGCAATGGCAAGAGGCAAACCAACACCAGAGAGCAAAACAGAAGAAGTACGTGCCATATTAATGCTTAACCCTGATGCTACAGGCAAAGAAATAAGCAAAATAACCAAGCTACCAGTAAGGACAGCGCAAGACCTTAAAAACAAGGTTATAGATGCAGAGCCAGATACATTCGCCTCCATTCGCGCCCGGAAAAAAGAGGAGTTTATCGTGGAGGCCTGGGAGGTTGTCAAAAAGGCGCTATTAGCCGCAGACAAAAAAATCGAGCTATTTTTGAGCGACCCTGAAAGCCTTGCAAAAGCCAATGTCAGGGACATTGCCGTGGCCCTGGGCACGATTTACGACAAGCAAGCATTAGCATCAGGCGAGCCGACTACAATTACCGAGCGCAAGGAGCCAGTCACAAAACTCGTGGAGGAGTACGAGGATAAGCTCAAAAAACTCAAATCAATTATCGGCGAAAAGACTGTTTAATAAACGGTTACAGCGATTTAGCACGATTCCGATTAGACAAAGCAATTATTTTGTCTAATGTGGCACTGGTATGCGGCTGTGTATGGCTTGTGGTGCATATCATAGAGGTTTATACATGGGGGGGAGGGTACCCCCTGGGGGCAAAATTAGACCCCGGTGGGGGGAGCATAATATATCCCCCTCATACCCCGCACATAACAAAGGGCGATTCCTGCATACTCTGCATATTCATACAGAAATTCCCGGGGTTATATTTTTTGAGCCGTATAATTATGCAAGTTGGTGATTCAATGGACTTATGGGAGAGGCCAGATGTTAAGGCATTAATAAACGATATAGAGCGATTAGGCCAAGAGATAGACCGAAAGACCAAGGAAAACCGCATAGAGATATACAATGTCGGGAAGGTACATAAGAAGCAAGTGGAATTCCATAAGGACGGGCATCGTATCAAGGGGTTATTCGGGGGTAATAGAACCGGAAAGACTGTTGCGGGTGCTGCTGAGGCTGTATTTCATGCTTTAGGTGATTCAAGATACCGTAAGCTGAAACCTTCTTCCGGGTGGGTAGTTTCTCTGAGTGGCGATGTTCAAAGGAAGGTTGCCCAGGCTGAAATATTGAGATGGCTTCCTAAAAAGGAAATTTCTAATATCTTGATGCGGCATGGTAGAAAGGATGACCCCGAGGGTTCACTAATCGAAGAAATCCGGTTAAAGAATGGTCAATTTATCGGGTTTAAGACTTGTGAGCAGGGGAGAGAGTCTTTTCAGGGCACAACATTGGGATGGATATGGTTTGACGAGGAACCGCCGGAGGACGTGTTTAAGGAATGTTGGATGCGTGTAATGGATACCCGTGGCGACATATGGTTCACCATGACCCCACTCAAAGGGCTTACATGGATTTACGAGTTTATTATTGTAAACGAGAAAAATAACCCGAATATAGCTCCGCCATGGTTCATGGAATGGGAAGATAACCCGTGGTTGTCACCGGAAGAAATAAAGGAAATGGAAGCCGTTATGACGGAGGAAGAACGAGAAGCCCGTCAGTACGGGCGGTTTACTTCTTTATGCGGGTTTGCATTTCCCGAGCTCAAGCGAGAGGTTCACATTAAGAAGCCCGGTATCGTTCCTGATTGGTATAAACGATATGTTTCTTTAGATTACGGGTTTGATAGTTTGGCTGTGTTGTGGTATTGGGTGGACAACTTTGGCTATGCCCGAATTTATAGGGCACTGCGCAAGAAAAACCTGATTATTTCAGATGCAGCGAAGGAAATCCTGAAATTTACTGGTAATGAGCGGATAGAAGCGTTTTATGCGCCGCCTGACCTATGGAATAGACGGCAAGACACCGGCAAGAGTGCGGCAATGATATTTTATGAACACGGAGTACCCTTAACTAAGGTTTCAAACGATCGTGAACAAGGCTGGCTAAATGTCCATGAATGGTTCAAGCCACTTGAAAAACAGGACGAGCAGACCGGCGAGAAGTATAAAACCGCAAGATTGACCATTGATGAAGGGCTGGATCCTGATTTATGGAAACACTTGACTACAATCCAAAAGTCAGAAAAGAACATTAATGATGTTGCAACCGTACCGCATGAAATCACTCACTACCCGGACGCTGTGCGATACTTTTGCGCATCACGTATGGTAGCATCACCTGAGCCAGAGCAAATTAAGCGATACAACTTTAGTTTTGAGAAACCGCAAGAGGAAGATAGTTACTTTGGCGGTGAAGTGACGGAAGATTACTTAGGATTTGGGGGATAAACCATGGAAATAGCAATTATCAGCACAGCACTTGGTATAGTGCTTTTTTTATGCTTTCTATATGCCTTTAAAACAGGCTTACGCCTTGCAAAGATAATCAGCGAAGGTAAAGACATACCCAAGGTTAAAACACCTTTAGAAGCCATTAAAGAGCACAAGATAGACAAGGAACTTGAAAAGCAGGAAAAGGAATTTGAGAAAGGCATAAAAGCGATTTTTGAGTATGACCCCGATTCAGTAAAATAATGAACACCAAACCTTAACGGGTATTGGGTGGCGCTTTTTTGTTGCCTGAAAACGAGGTGAAAGCATGGAAAATACAAAAGCTTGGATTCGATACAGTAATGGGCTTGACTTTCAAAGCAAGAAGAACCTATTGCCAAAAGTTGATAAGAATGAACGGTTTTATGCAGGTAATCACTGGGCAGGGATAAAGACCAACAAACATCCTACCCCTATATTGAATATCACAAAGCGAATTGTTGACTGGAAAGTATCACAAGTCATGTCAGACCTGCTCCAAATGCGTTTTTCGGCTGGATGGGTAAGTGATACTGCCGAAGATGAGCAAAGTCAAACGTACCGAGAGGTTGCCAACTTGCTTACCCAGCATGCCGCTACCTTGTGGGAACGGCTGAAAATGGATGCTATGAATGAAAAGGGTTTGTTGAAAGCAGCTTTGAGCGGCTCCATGGTGTCGTATTGGTATTGGAATGACAAGATCGATGCAGGGGACGGGCAAACAGGTGACATTTTTGGCGAATTAATAAATGGCTGCAATTACTTTCCGGGCGACCCCAACAATCCGGAGATAAATAACGCTTATGAACCCGTTCAACCGTATATAATCCTGTCATTCCGAAAACAGGTTGAGGACGTCCGCAGGGAGGCCAAGAAAAACAAGGTTCCAAAAGAGCAGCTTGACCTTATCGTGGCTGATGACGAAACCAGCAAAGAGACAGGCGACATGGCAAAAGATGAGATAGAAAGTGACGATGGTGGCAAGTGTGTTGTCCTTTTACATATGTGGAAGGAACTTGTTGACGTTACCGAACAGATAGAGGAAATGGATCCTGAAACAGGAGAGTTCGTCATTAAAGAAATAGTTGTCGGACAGGAATGGAAAATCTTTGCCGAGATAGCGACCCGAAACGTGGTTATACGCAAGAAATGGGATACTGGATTACACCGTTATCCCGTGGCCTTAATGAATTGGTACGAACGTGAAGGCTCAGCATATGGCGAAGCGGAAGCAACTTCACTTATTCCAAACCAGATCATGATTAACCAGCAGGCGGCCATCCTTGCACTGTGGATAAAGATACACGGTTATCCAAAGGTTTTGTATGACAAGACCCGTATTACACAATGGTCAAATGATGTTACAAGCGCAATCCCGGTAAATGGTGTTGACACCGGCGGGGTTGGTGGTGCGGCGCAATACATGCAACCGGCACAAATACCGTCAGTTGTAATGAACTTTATGGAATGGTTTATCCAAACCACAAAAGATATGGCCGGGGCGAATGAGTCTGTCTTGGGCGAGGCCAAACCGACCAATACATCAGCCATTATTGTTAATAGTAAAAATGCTGTTGTGCCACTGGCAAGCATTAAAAGGCGATTTTACCAGTATGTTGAGGACATTGGGCTGATATGGAAGGATTTTTTCCTGTCCAAGTATACAGATTACCCGACAAGGGTTATATCCATAAATCGTGAGGGCAAGCAAGATTTCCAGACGCTTGAAACAGCAATCCTGAAAGAAGTTAAGTTAAATCTCAAGATTGATGTTGGCCCTGCTAACATATGGAACGAGGGCGCATCCATCCAGAGCCTTGACGCACTATTGCAGTCGGAACAGATAACCTTTATTGAATATCTGAAACGCTTACCTGATGGTGTCATCCCGGACAAGCAAGGGTTACTTGAAGCCAGAGAGGCGAAAAAGCACAAAGGGAGGCGCAGGACAAGCAATTCATGTATGACTTGATGGCAAGAGAGATGGAACGGATTGAACCTATGCTACCACCGGAAGCACAGAACGAATTGAGGATGCTGCAAAGGAATGACCCCGAACAATACGAAGCACAAGTCCGCCAGTTAATCCAACAGGTAAGGGCGCAAGCCCCTTCAAGGCCATACGGAAATAATATAGGGGGTGAGTAAGGTGAAGTGCGATAAGTGTGGCGGTAAAATGATGATTGCCGAGAGCAAATTTGTTACAGAAGTTGATTCAACTGACGTTTACAATGAATTGAAAATGGTTTGCATTAACCCCAAATGCCCTGAATTCGGCGGCCCTGACCTAAACAAATCCACAAGGTTCAAGACCGTAAGGAGGAAAGCAAATTGAAAGTCTTAATGTGTATACCATACACCGGATACATACCACCACAGGCGGCGTATTCATTGCCGCCTATGGCTTGTTATGCCCGGAGTAAGGGTATAGAGATTGATATGTTGCCGGTTGGGTTAAGCCTTATTTACACCGCAAGAGAGAGGGCGGCAGACACGCTAATTCAAGGCGGTTACGATGCGTTATTGTTTATCGATTCAGATATGGTTGTACCTGCAAATATGCTGGTTAAGCTAATTGAACATGACAAGGACATCGTTTCCGCATTGGCATTTAAACGGTTTCCACCTTATGAGCCGTGTATATTCAAAAAATGCGACCGTGAGGGGACGGAGTTCTGGCTTGATTATCCTAAAGGATTGATCGAGATTCAAGGCGTGGGGATGGCGTGTACCTTGATTAAACGAAAGGTATTTGAATCCGTACCCAAGCCGTGGTTTTTCCCTGAACCAAAGATCGGGGAGGACTTGGCCTTTTGTATTCGGGCGAAAGAACAAGGATTCAAGATATTTTGTGACACCGAACTGATATGCGGCCATTGTACAACGGAAGTCATAACAGAGAACCATTATTTGAAGTGGAGGGAGCTAACTGTTAAAACAAAGTTATAAAACTCTATAAAAAACTCTTGATTTTTTATAACTTATATGTACCCATACGTTAGTGGGGAATTTAAGCCTTCGGAGTGTCAAACAAGCAGGAGTAGCTTATGCGAAACTGGACACGATGAACAAGGAAAGGAACATAAACTTTTATAGGGTTTGATAAAAACTTTATAAAGTTTTATAAGTTTTCTGTAACGGGAGCTAAGAAAATGAAGTACAGGAAAAAGCCAGTAGTGATTGAAGCGGTACAGTGGACAGGTAAAAACGCAAACGAGGTAGCAAGATTTGCCGAAGGGAAAGCCATAGCAGGGGTATTTCACGATTGTTTCACGATTCACATGAAAGCCCGCGTTGGTGACTACATCATTAAAGACGTAAACGGCGAATTTTACCCCTGTAAGCCTGACATATTCGCCAAAACATACGAGGCGGTGGAGGAGTGAAAATTCTAATAGGTGCGCCTGTCCGGCAATCCGAGATAGCGAGTACCAAAAATACATTGAAAATGGCGGCTATGAAGCCGCTTTTTCATAAACAGACATAAGCACTCGAAAGGGTGCTTTTTCTATGCCCTTTTTACTTGTTTTCCATCAAAACAAGGCAATTTCATAGCCCACCACGGCTTAAAACTGAGGGAGGTAATTTCATGTCAGAAGAAATTATGAACGCTATGAGCGGAGAAGAAGTACAGCAGGATTCACCCGAAACGGCGGTTGAAACGGTTGACGCCACCGCAGGCGAACAGGCAACAGCAGAGGAAACACCACAGGAAACACCACAGGAAAAACAGGAAAGGTTGTTCCGTCAAGCCGATGTTGACCGGATTATTCAGGAGAGATTGGCAAGGGAACGACAGAAGCACGAAGCCGAGCTGAAAAGCAATCCGTATTTATCCTATTTAGAGCAAAAAGCGCAGAGGTTTGGGATGACTGTTGAGCAGTTGATTGAGAATGACCGTAAATACGAGGAACAACAGAGAATCAATAGACTTGTTCAGCAGAATATTCCGGAAGAATACGCACGAAGGCTCTTAAAAGTGGATGAGCTTGAAAAATGGAAGGACATCACCGAGAAACAGCGTCAGGAGCAGGAACGCAGGCTGAAAATGTTCACAGAATTTTTCGAGGCATATCCAGAGTTCAATGACCCAAAGAAGCTGGAAGAGATACCCCGTGAAGTTTGGTTAAAGGTGTATCACCCTGAAAAGAACCCGGGCGGGATATCCATGCTTGACGCTTACACCCGATACGAAAATAAGCTCCTGAAAGCTGAAAAGGAAAAGCTACAGGCCCAACGACAAACACAGCAAGCCAATACCAAGAATGCGGAGAGTTCGACAGGATCGGTTAAGACACCGGGTGCGACAGGCGGCTTCATCTCAAGAGAGCAGTTTGACGCAAACAAAGGCAACATGAATTGGGTTCAGAAGAACCTAGACCTAATTGAAGAATCACGGAAGCACTGGAAATAGTGCTTTTTTTATTTGAAAGGAAGTGAAATGTTATGGCATATGAATTTATCCCTGAGATAGCTCATGCGAAGCTGTTAAAGGAAAGAGAAAAAGCCGCTATTGCAGTAAAACACTGTAATAGGGACTACGAAGGCGACATCAAGTCGCAGGGCGACAGGGTGAAGATCCTGACACCTGGCGAAGTTGAGTTGTTTGAGTATACCCGAAACACCGATATGGGTGATCCTCAGATCATTGACGGCGCTGCTCAATATCTCGACATCACAGAATCACAGGCATTCCAGTATTACCTTGATGATGTTGACAAGAAACAGATGGCACAGAACAGCGAGTTTGAGAGTGCACATCAAAGGAGCGCCGCCTATAAGCTATCTGACTATGCAGACCAGTTTGTGTTTAGAAAGTATGCAGACGCAGGCGAAATAGTCACTACATACAACACAGACTTTACAAGTACAGATTGTTTGGCTTTGCTTGCTGCTGCCGACAAGGCCATGAGACTTGCGAATGTTCCGGAGGGCGAAACGAAATACTTTGAAATCTCTCCGGACGTTTACGAGAAGTTTGTCCTTGCGAAGATTGTAACTGACACAGACAACAGTAAGACCCTTGAAACCGGGCTTGTCAAGAAGCTGTGGGGACTGAATATATACGTTTCAAACAACGTGTATACAAACGCAGGCGTTTCTTACTGTCTCGTAAGAACTAAAAGGGCCATTGCATACGCAGAACAGATCAACCAGAGCGAATCAATCAGGCATCCTAAACGGTTCGGCGATATCCACAGGGGCTTAATGCTTTGTGGTGCTAAAGTCGTTGTACCTAAGGAACTGGTCTGCTTTGCCATAAAACCGACCGATGAATCCAGCGGGAATGACTAATAGGGGGTGAGATGAATGGCTATTACTGCATCATATTGTAAGAGAAATGACGCTGTGAAATTGACTAAAAACACCGCCGCCGCAACCTTTTCTATAGGCTTGGGAGACAAGCCCGGTGAGAAGGTTGTGATCATTGTTGAGAACAACAACACCACAGCAGGATGTACGGCGACGCTTGAGATTCTTGCCGGAGACTATTTGGCCAATGTGTACGGTACCATGTCGGTAGATGTGGCAAATTCAAGCGCAGCGGTCATTGGTCCTCTTGAAACAGTGCGCTACAAGAATGACGATGGCGAGATTGATTGCGCTTGTGCTGTGACCGGGACT